CAATCTTTAGCCGAGCCTTATTTTCATATTTTTTAGTGTGGGGAAAAATAAAAAGAACCAAGGTTTATTCTTCATAAACCTTGGTTCTTCAATGTATTGGTAGCCCCTAGGGGACTCGAACCCCTGTTTCGGTAAAGAGCCATTTATAACAATTTAGACAAGTTTATAAGTGGCTTATATCAGGAGTTTGCAGTACATATGTATTTATAGTAGTTTTCCCACATTTAGAACTATTGTGGGAAAAGTGTGGGAAAAAAATCTCCAAAGAGCTATAACTTACAGTAAAATCTGCTTTTTAATATATGAGCATCTTTAATCAGATAAAGAAAATTTATGAAATAAAATAAGATTATCAATATATTAAATGTTTATAAAAACATTATATCATGTAGTCTTTCAATTTCTTCAACTGCACTATAATCAAAGTTTCCACTGTGCCATTGTCCATTAATAAATTCATATCCATAGTTTCTATCAAAAACATCCCCTGAGATATTAAAATTCTGCTGGTAATACTGAGATGGTGTACTTTTATGGAACTTACCCAATGAAACAAAAAACATTTTGCTTGCCCCTGCTTTTTTTAACAAATTTCTTGCTGCTTCAAAAGAGGTTCCATAAGTTGAATAATCATCAAAAATGCAAACTGTTCTACCATACAGTTTACCTTTATATCTATCATTTAAGATAATGGTATCAAAATGCCTATCACATGGTAACCTATCATGTCCATTAACTCTACTCTCGTGACTTTTCCAAACTTTTGTATGCCTAATAAATATAGGTTCTTTTTTTCTACCATTCATTAATTCTCTAGCTTTTTCTTTAAATTTCCATATATCTGCGTTTAATTCTGTTCCCGATGAAGGGAATATTCCCCAATCATTAATGTTTTTAAATTCTGCTTTATTACTGATTGATGCCAAGAAATGATATAAAAGTACTTCATAATATTTTTTGTTACCATTTTTTAAAAATTTCTTAAATCCATTAATCATTTCTATCTCTTCAACTGTATGGCTACCAAATGTATTGGCATTAGTCAATGATAGTATTGTTGTTTTTTCATCTAATTCTAATCTATAAAACCAGTTGTTTTGATTTACAATTATGTCTAGTACCTTCCTTAGTTTATCAATATTATCTACTTTCACCCCATATTTTTGTGGCAAACTATCAAATTTATTGCACCACAATGGTACAATGTAAAATAATTTATTACTTGCAGCCATTTGTAAATCAGCATCTCTATTTCCTACTATAACAAAATAATTGCTTTCGTTACTTTTATCTTTTATAATTAATCTTAGTTTATCTCTATTTATAAAAAACATTGTCTCTCCATTAAGTTCAATATCTTTTAATAAACTTTTTTTGTTATCGTTTGTTGCAGTAAATACAATAATATTACCCGTAGAAATTAGATCATTCATATTATTAATAAATAATTTTTTATTTTCTAAATTTAAATCACAATAGACATCAGTTGAATAAATTATAATTTTATTCATTTTATTCGCCTCTTTTATAATTTTTAACGGTATTTATCACTATTGCATTAAAAAATTCTTTTAGAGTAATATTGTTTTCAGATAAAATTCTTTTAAAAGTTTGATATGTTTCCTTGTTTATGGAAATTCCCGATTTTCCGTCATACTCCAAATTAAAAATTTCTTTTATTGTTTCAAAAGGTGTTTCTATATGATTATACATTTCAAAAATAGATTTACTTTTTATATTTTTGATTTTATCTGTATCATTTTTAATTTTAAATCCAAGTTCTCTAATTATAATGTCATAATCATCCTTACTTTTTACACCTATTGCTTTATTTTCATTTAGTAAATTTATTAACCCTAATGTTTGAATTTCTTTTTTTATTGGTATTGGACAAAAAACTTTCTTTTTTTGCCCTAATGTATAATCAACTGTATGCATAGTCCCACTTTTTTCTTTTGACTCAAATATAACCGTACCTTTTGACAACCCACTTATTATTCTATTTCTTTTAATAAATCTGAATCTATCAGGTCCTATACCTACAGGGTACTCAGACACTAATGTTCCGCCATTTTGTAATATTTGTTTTGCTAATTCTTCATTTTCCTTTGGATAGATCATATCTAAGCCATGAGCCAATACCGCTACTGTTCTTCCATTATTTTTTAAGCATGTTTTATGACATTCTGCATCAATTCCAAGAGCTAGTCCACTCACAACTGTAAATTCTTCTTTAGTTAATTTTTCAACTATAGAATCTGCTGCACGTAATCCAAACTCGGTCGGTATCCTCGTACCTGCACAAGCTATTGATTTTTCATCTCTTATTGTGAAATTTTTCCCTTTAATGTAGATTATTGAAGGAGGACTTTCAATTTCTTTAAGTGCTTTAGGATATAGTTTATTTTTAACAGTTAGAATTTTTACATTTAATTTATTACTTTGTTCCATAATATTTTTTGCTCTATTAATGGCTTTCTCTACTTTAGCCTTATCTTTTAAAATACTTATATATTTATTTAAATCTAAGTTGTATTTATATTGAATTTCAAAAGCGCTTCCAAATAAAATATTTTCTAAATCTTTATGTGCAATTGGACTGATTATAATTGAAGTTAATGTTACATTATCAACACCAAGTAAGCTTAATGCTATATAAATTAATTTTTCCATTTTATCTCCTCCTAATTTATATATTTCTATTTTTTTTTTGCAAACCCTTCTTTTTTATATATTCTTCAAAAAATAAAAAGAGCCATGGATTTCTCCAAAGGCTTATGTAAAAAATAATTAAAGAAAGCATTATGAATAATGACTAAGCTTACTTGAATTATTGACAAATATAAATGATTTTATAACATTAAGTATAAATTTACATATTTAATATTTTAGCTTTTTGCTTCTGGAACTCTGCATCTGTTAATATTCCCTTTTCTCTTAAACTTGCAAGCTTTTCAAGTTGTGTTACTACATCTTGTCCACTAGAAGATCCATTTGTGCTATTATTTTTATTACTATTTAATTCTTCTCTCGCTTTATTAACAACATCAACAAACACATTAACAGTTGCTTTAGATACATTTTCAATTACCATTTTCGAAGCTCCATCCCAAACTTCAATTTTACCCAATACTAAGCCAGTACTATATGATATAGAATTTACTTTTTCTAGTGGAATATCCACTTGTTTAAGTCCATAAAGCATACCTTTATCTAAAAATAAAATTCTTTTATTAGTACATGTAATTAGCCAGGTACTACCGTTTAAGAAACCAGATGTAGCATATTTTATATTTTCATCATTAGCCAAAACCTTAGGTAATTCATTAATTTCTTTTTTAGTTCCATAAGTATCAGTTACATTAGCAGCTTTAAATTGTTCTTTAACTTCTTCTAATGTTGGCATTGCGCATCACTCCCTTTTATAATTTTATAATTTCTATATCCTGAGGTGAATTCCTTCTATTATTACATTTTTTAGTATGACAGAAATCGACTTATGTTTTCAAAAAATAAAAAAAGTAGCCCATAAAGGGCCATGGATCAAATTTAAAATCAATAAAAAATTTGGTATCTTAATTCTGACCATGAATATTGTTTTTATACATAATACATATTAATTTTTTAATACCTGTATTGTCCTGGGTGAACTATCAACTTTAGTTATGTACATTTCCATTGCTAATATATTAAGATATCTTTGCACTGTTGAGGTTGATTTTATATCCAATATTTCAGCTATTTCACGTACTGTTGGAGAATAACCATGTTCTTTAATATAATTCTTTATCACAGTAAGCATCTTCATTTCCAATCTTCTGTTTTTCATTTTCCATCCCCTACATCTTCCACAGAATCCATTTACACGTTCTTAATTCATATTTTAGCTCCAAAAGTTTTTGCTGATTATTAATAATACTCTGGCATTTAAATAAAAGCATTTCATTACCTGCTAACTTTTCTTTCTCCCTGATAAATATTTTATCAACCTTAATTACTTCATTGTTTCCTTCTTCTGTTTGCAGCCTAAATCTAACCGGATTTATTTTCCCTGACTTATCGGTCCAGGATACCATATCAATAGGTTTAGCCAATATCTTCATAATTTCACCTACCATGCAATACATTTAGCTATATTATATGCAAACATATGTTCCCATGTCAAGACAAAAGAATTTAAAAAAGCTCTAGGTTTTACTCTTGAGCTTTAAGGTGGAAATATAAGAATCTTAATTAATAATGAATAAACATATTTTAATTCTTGATTTAAAAAAATATTTTATACAATTTTACGAATTGAAATTAAATTTAACAACATGTAAATGGGTTATATATAGGATGTTAAAATAAATTTCTTTTGGATTAGTAATTTATAAAATAAATTATATGTTTAAATGTTGATACTTATATATTTATAAATTATTTTATTTTTTGTATCATAAAAATATTATTGAGCATATTATAAAGTATATAGTGCAAATTTGACTTTTTTGAATATGTATTATATACTGTACTCAAGATAAAGTAAATAATTATTTTAGTAATAAGAAATAAGGTTGTTAATCCGAAACATTGTCCGCGTTGGACAATTAAGATGTTAAGTCTAAGGAGTTGCAATCTTATTTTTTTCTTTTATTTTTATCAAGTCTCCATATATTACATGTGTTTTTATGATTAATTATATAATTATAAACAATTTGAGCTAAAATCTTTTTCCTTTCCGACAAGTTTTTTGTAATGTTAAAGTATTCAGACATTCCTCCTAATAATAAATCATTTAATTGCATTAAATCATCAGATTTTGAATCTATAGGTTCAACCGTTTTTATAAAGCTTGTACATTTTTTTAACCATAACTCAAAGTTAGTATGATCCTTAAGATAAGATAAAAAATTATCTTCTTTAATTCTACTTTTTTCATCTGTAAAAATATAACATTTTGAATTTTCTATCTTCTTTATGCTATGAAATATTCTCATTTCTGTAAACTTATTATAAATTCTAGCATTGCCCAATTTATTTTTTCCGCCAAAACATTTATAATCTATATCTTTTTTATCCACTATAATCATATCAAACTTAAATCTTCCAAATCTAATTACTCCTTCTAGCACTTCTCTATATACTTCATATCTTCTATTGGACATCTTTTGGAAGTGCATTTCATCGTTAAATCTATGCTCATCTCGAATTTCTCTAATAATATTTCTTATAGTATTTTCGTTTTCTAAGTTTATAAATAAAACACCAATTATAAAGTAATCTTCATTTGTGCAAACGCCGCTTTCATCTTGATAAACTTTGTATTTTCCCATTGCATCCTCCGTATCTCATATCATTAACATATATTATATTCTCTTTTATTTGGTAGTACAACCAATTATATTCAAAATATAATTTCTAATAATCTTACAATCACTCTCAATAAAATTATATATAATTTTTGATATATCGATATTCTTAACTGATATGTCCTGACAAATTATATGCATAAATAAAAAATAAACCCTGGATTTCTCCAGGGTTAAATCTTCTATTGAGTTACTGTTGTTGTAATATTAGCATTGGTTGCTTGTGGTGCCTGCGTAGGATCCGCAATTTCATTCTGAGGATTATATACCTCTATTGGTTGTAATATTTGTGATTTTTTAATTTGTGAATTAGCTTCTCCAACAACAGCCTCTCTGAAATGGTCTAATTCTTCTTGCGTAAGAGTAGGGACTTTCTTAATTAATTCACTATCAAACATTTTCCTTTTCTGCTCCGCAGCCGCAGGAATAAATTTAAATAATTGTTCTACTGAGAAATATACGCTTTTTGCTATACTATAATTAGCATTATATTTATCTATTCCCATTTGCTTTATAAGAGCTTCTTTCTTCTTTTTAAAATAAGATACCGCAACAGTAATAAGATAAGTTGCAACAACACCTAGTATACTCAATATAGCCTGTACCAAAATATTTAAAACGCCATTTAATAATGTATTTGTCATAATAAAATCACTCCTTATATTTTAATTATTTTTTATTGCATAAAATAAATTTCCTAATTTAACTTTTAACTCCTCACATTTTTCTTGTGAAAGATATTGAGTTTCAATCCATACACCCTTGGCATCATATTTTAAATACCAGCGATCAATTCCTAAATTAGCAAAATACTTATACCAAAGAGAATTCAATTCAACACCATCTGAGTCCTGTGGCAAGTAGTTGGTTACAACATATGGATTCCCCAAATAAACATCTTGTCCAGTTATGCCCTTTATGATTGCATTTGCTAATGTTTTTGCATTATATTTATTGCAATCAGATTTACTATCACAGAAAAATGGTTCAACCAAAACAGATAAAGCGTTTGTGTGATTTAAAACATATAGGTTGTTACGTTGTATGCTGCCTTCACCATGTTGTTCAAATCCTAATTTTAATATTCCATTTTCAATTTTATCTGCGTATGCTTTGCCTGCAGCTGACTTATATTCCACTTCGGCTCCTTGTGCCTGGTCTGTTTGAAATGCATTTACATGAAGGCAAATGAATAAGTCTACATTATAATAATTGGCCTTATTAACTCTATAAGCCAAGCTTTGCCCTAAAGTTAATCCTCCAATAGTTGGAGTAACATTATAAACTGTATGTCCCAGCTTTTGTAATCCTGCTATTACAAGAGGCCCATATTCTCTTATAACATTTTCCTCATTTAAGTACCCAGAAGCTCCTCTATCTTCACCTGTGCCATGCCCAAAATCTACAGCTATTTTCATAGTATTATTCTCCCTTCTGAACTATTTCGTCAATTCTGTGATGCGCACTTTTCGTGCTTTCTTCAACCCTTGTGACCCTTTTATCTATATCAGCATATTGAATTGCCTGAGCTTTAACATCATCTCTAACCTCTTTTACATCACTTCCTATGTCATTTACTTTTTGCTCAATTCTGCCCTGCCCTGCCATACCGCTTCCATAATTTTTAGTAACAGTGATAACAGCTATTAACATCATTATCACTGAGATAATTAAACTTATTATTGATACTGTTCCATTCATAGAGCACCTCCTGTTTGTAATAAAAAAAGGCAAAATAAAAAGAGTTGTAAACTCCTATTTTGTCTTTAAATCATATTTAATTATGTTACAAAATTTATCCTCTGCAAGTTTAAAGTTTTGTTCTAAAACTAACTTACCATCAATATTTACTTCACCTACTAGAAATTCTCTTCCCTCAGAGTCTTTTGAAAAGTATTCTTCTGTTGGCTTATATAAACTTGCTTCATACTTCTTGCCTTCATCAATTACTGCAATTACTGCTTTTCCCTTATCATTACTAAAAATAGTTCCTCCCTCAATACATTTAACCTTAATACTGTTCTTCATTTTTAATTCCTCCTTCAATTTTATTTATTGCAAAGAAAAAAGGTTAACTATCTAGTTAGCCTTTTTTATATTTATCTTTCGCCATATAATATATCATCTAATTCTTCATCTCTTAATATATATTGTCCTAATCTTGTTTTTTGCCTGACCTCATCTCGATATTCTTCTATTAAGCTCATATTTTTTATAGTATAATCTCTAGCATAATCCTTAATTGGGACATCTCCAATTTCCTCTTTTCTAATAGCTTTCTTTGATGGTTTACATATTATTGTATCACCATACTTGTTTACTCTATGAATTGCTAATTGAGTATCGTTGTCAACATGATATTTCTGCCTGTGCTCAAGTATTTTTCTATTCATATATTGGTCTATTGAATAAATGTACTTTTGTCTAACAATATTTTTAGGTACTAATAGAAGCGGCCTGCCCTTAATAACAATTGATTTTGTAACAACATCCTCCCATGATTGACTTTCTATACACCATGCTTTCCCAATAGGTATAGGATCATCATCCAACATGATTCCATATTTATCAAACTGTTTTAAAGTAAATTCATTAAGCTTCTCTCTTATAATATTAGTAACTAAATCCGACATACCATCTTCAGCAAAATCATGAACAAAAACACAAAGATCCATAGGATTATCTATTAGTCCATTTTCTAATAAATTTGCTTTTATAATTTCCTTAAATACATCATGTAAGTTATCAGCTGTGTTTCCATGACCCCATTTTCTCGTTGAATCTTTATCTCCCCATCCTAATCTTGTTTCGTTCGGCTCGTGGGCACAATCCAAGAGTTGTAATATTCTTGTTTTATTTCTGTTTCTATATTCAGTAAATAAACTATCAAAGAAGTTATTTATTAGAGTAGTGCATTCCTTGTACCAATCATCATCTATAGATTCTATTAATGTTGGTTCTATAAATAATGCAGTATCATTTTCTATATCTATATCTACAAAATCTAAATCTGCGTGTCCATTTTTAGCGTCTATTCCAAAAAATTCTGTAAAATTCAACAATACCACCCCCCAATCCTTTTTTATACTATTATAACACTTACTACATATTATAACACTTTCTACATAACATATTAAATATTTATATAAATAGATAATATTAGGTGTAATTTTTGTAATTTAAGCATTAGTTAAAAATATGTTTAATATATCTTTCTCCGTATTACGCATAATGAATCGAATGAGACTTATATTGGTCGTTCTGTTGGATATGCATCGCCTGTTATTTCAGTATATTGTGCCTCAGTTATTTTATTTCTACTTACCGCATCCCATACCTGACCCTTGTTCCATAGTCCCTTATCATAATATTCTTTTATCTTATCAAATCCCAAAGTCAACATATTTTTACCTCCTATTGAATTAAATTATTCATCATTAGAATATAATCAGTATCTGCCGTATGTTGCTGTAAAGTAGACAGATCTTCCTTTACTTGTTTAATATTTAAGGCATCATTTGGATCCATCCAATCAGGATTTATAGTAAAGCCATTGGCCTCTGTATAAAAATATTTATTCCTATCAAAATCAGCAGGAATTGTCGCTACATCTTTTACAGTTGATACTAAATATTTAGCATAGGCCATATTTTCTGCTGTTATTGGGTTTCCATTTTCTTGATAGGCAATGGTAGTTGAAGCATCTAATACTAGATTATTATTACCTATTAAAATATACATATTTTTACCTCCTATTTATTTTGGTATAAGAACATTCATATTTTGACCATCTGAAGCGTAATTCTGAGATATTCCTGCGACATTTGCACTAAACGCCCCAGACCAAATCTTTACACTAGCAGGGGATCCATCAGCTACTGTCCCCCTTATATAATATGGAAGTCTAGTATTTGTTCCATTACGTTGATAATCATTCCATATAAAACAGAACTTATCTAAATCACGATATGCATAAAAGTTCCCACCTATATACCCATTAACGAAGAGCACTCCAGTGGTTGCAGTGGCTATTGAAAAATCGGGGTTCGCATCCAGATAACAGTAACCAGGACTATACGGGTAGGTCCCAGATCCAATATAATAATTGCAAAATATTAGGAATTTATTCCAACCTACTGGAACCGCATTTGTGTTATCTCCAAAAAATTGTCTTACAGATGTCTTAGGGCGGATTATAGCTGTCATTGGATTATTTGGTGCATTATGAGTTGAACTTCCACCTAAGGCAACTAGTGTTGTGGTTGTTAGTTTTTTAGTTGATATATCATATGAATATTTATAAAATCCGCTTCCATTTAATACAATGTTATCTTTATCTGTAAAATTATTAAATAATTGAAGGCATTGGGCAACATTGGTCACTGCCCCGTCATTTGTTACAACTATATTATTATTTATATCTATCTGAACATGATATAATTTACTAAATATAGCAATGAATAAGGTATCCCCAACATATTTATAATCATAGAGTACAGTATATGGTTGCCCACTCTGATAATCTAGTTGTGTAGTGGCAGATATAGTAAGGGTCGTTCCATCATAGGTATACGTTGCATAGTATAAATAACAATTATCAGAATAAGTATATTCATAGGCCCCAGTTCCTAATAGAATAACCCCCCTAGTGTCATCCAGAGGAAACATTATTGCATTCTTGATATAGGTAGTGGGTAGGAGAGTGGAACCAAGTGATGTTACAGTGACAGTATCATCATTGGATACATCTACTCTATAAAAGTAGAGACCCTTACCCGTCCCATCCGATGTTAATAATATAAAGGAAGTATCTGATAATACTCGTACGCTCCACAAATATTTTGCAGTGGTACTTATAGTTATATCAGAATATACGAGAGTTCCATCCGATGTAAAATGAAAGATTGTTGCATAATGGGCCGTTCCACTCATGTATTTCCAGAATATAATCTTTGACCCGTTTGATAATGAAAATGTTACCCCATTATTAAATTTTCCATAAGAGGAAGTAGTAAATATTGCAGGGGTTGGGATATTAGAAAAGGCTAAATCCCCCGGTTTAGAACCAATTTCTAAGATATCCCCTCTTTTTAGATTGCCAGATGCAATTGCTGGGACATTATTTCCTTTTATTTTGAACCCTCCACTATATCCATGTAGTAATTCTGTATCCATTAATTCATCACCTCACTTAATAAATCCCCATCAGCATCGTAAGTTCTTGTGTACACTATTGGAGTACCATCTATGGTTATACCATCTGTTTTATAATAGGTTTCAGTTCTGGTAGTGTATGATGGAGAAGTACCACCACTTAATACACTTGTCATATATATGGTTGCATCTGTTCTTTTTAAAGTAACTATGGTATAGATTCCATTGGAATCCTTATTGCTTTTTAAAATTGCATGTTTTTTTAAATCTGTAATAATATTATTTACATTGTTAAATTGAGACTCATTATCAGCCGAAAGTGACGCTAAATTGTTATTAACTTCATTTACTGCCCCTACCAAATTAGACTTTTCAGTTGTATTTAAACTAGTTAAAGCACCAATCTCATTTTGTAAATTGCCAGCAACATCACCGCTTAATTGGTTTTTTACAGTATTAAACCAAGTAGTAAACTCGTTTTCAAAATCTACCTCCTTGGCCTGAAAACCTACTGTATATTGATTAAATAAAGTAGTTAAATCTATTTGATCTACTGTTCCATGAACAATTCCGCAAAAATTATTGTCTAACCTTAAATCGGTTATATTTGCCTGACTAATTTGTGCAGCTCCTGCAGCAACATAAACATCAGCTAAACCTAATTCATAACCGTCCGCATCTCTTTGTAATGTAGGGGCTACTGGAGAGCTTACAAATGTACCTTTTTTTACAATAGAATTTATTGCTCTGCCTGCAGTATCCATTCTTAGAACTATTCTATCTATTCTATTTAAAACCCCATCTGCTACATCTATAGGCAAAATTAAATCACTGTCATTTAGGTACATATACCCATTAATCCAACCTGGTCCGGCTTTAACTGTTACAGTCATATCACCATTAGACATTATCTGCAGATTGCTACTTGGATTAGGGAAAACCCCGTTTCCAATAAACTGTGAAAAGTACTTTGTGAAATCAGATGCCAGGTATTTTCTATCACCATTTATGCTATTAAAAAAGCTGCTTTTTTCCATATGATCACATCCTTATCTAACCAACTTTTTTGAATTTCTTTTAAGTATTGTTAATAAGTTAGGAATATTAGTACCAAATGTAGCTTCAATACTATTTCCTGCAGTTTCGTATATCTCTTTCAATTCAACTATTTGGCAATCCATTGTGATACCCCATTTTTTACTTTGTGCAGTTACCATATCACCAAGATCATAATCCTGTTCATAAATAAACGAATTGTCTGGTATTATTTGAAATTCAAAAGTCTGTATTTCTTTTAGTTCGCTTATTTTTTGAGTTCCCTGTGTAGTAAGTTCTGTAATATCTGCCGCCTGTGAACAATCTAAAAAAGTTTCTAATCTTTCATATCCTGTGATGCTACCAATTTGTTGAATTAATCTATTTGCATCATCACCTTGTCCACCTGCATATCCTACATTAGCAGTATTCAGTAAGCTTTGAATAAAATGTTGATTTTTAATATTATCAAAATCTGTACTAAAAATAACTGGAGGAAGTATATCCTGATCCACAGTCAAGTTTCTCCCTATAAAGGTATCAAATATCCATGCACTATTCTCAAAATCAAGAGTTACATCCCAACCTATTTGTGAATACTCTCCTATTTCTATAAGTTTATCAGATAATACTTCAAACCTGCCTCTCCATGCATCCTGCTGACCTCTTTGTTGGTCTGCTGCTATAACAATCTGAGTTATCTTTCTATCTGAATCAAATGGATTTACCACATTATTATTTACAAAAGCTTTCATGATAGTTTCTATGCTTCCAGCTTGGCTATCATAGCCATTTCCACTTGCAGGAGGTACTATAAGTCTTCTACTCATAATACCTTTTAAAGTAGGTCCCTTTATTATTAATGTATCAGTTGAATCTCCATTTTCATCAACTTCATTTTCACGATGCATTATAATACCAACTCTATTAAAGCTGCTTCCAAGTAATATCAAATTATTTTTTACCAGCTTTTCAGTATGATTTTTGCTAATATTTATATGGAGTTCAAATTCGCCTACTTTATAAAATCTTCTAATAAATTGCAAACTTTCATAATCATCTATTTCCCCAAGCAGTTCAAACTGTGGAGATATAATTCTAATTGGTACATTCTTCATTATTACACCCCCACATATTTTGGAGTAAAGTAAATTGCAACTTCTAAGTTATCAATGCCACTTTCAGCATCATATCTTAAAAGGTTGTCTCCTGGCTCCAATTGTAAAAATGTAGTTTGTAAATCTATATAATTGAACACATTTGTGCTTATACCATCATGAATCATTTCAACTTTTTTATTTCCAAACTCTGTATTAATAACAATCTTATCCCCTGCAGCCAATGTTCTTTTAACCTTAATAAATTCCTGTGTGTAGACATTTAAAATACTTGGATTAACCACACTAGCCAAAGCTGTAAATTCAACTTTTATTCCACATTCAATGTCACCATTATTAAAACAATTTGCAATAAGTGTGCTCATTCTATGTCCCATTTCAATACCAGTGTCATTGGGAATTTCAAATGTAAATTCAAAATCTCCAACCCAGTCAGCCATTTCTTCTTTTATCTCGTCTATAGCCTTCCAATAAGGATCTGGACAATAGAATTGAATTTGGAACTCCTGAGCTATTGAGTCCCCATTTTTAAATGTAGGTATTTCTTGAACTGTACAATTAATTTTGTAAGTTTCAGTGTCATTTTCATATATTAATACACCCATTAATTTGGGGTTAAGCACCGAACAAAGCCATTTCCGTTTTATTAAGGTATCTTCAAAAGAGATACCTATAACAGCACCATTGGCTACAGGAGATCTTTCATCAAAAATAGTATCTTCACGTGTTACTCCATCCTGCCCAGGAGCTTTACTTGTAAGCATAGTAGTTTTAGGAGTACCAGTATCAAAATCAGATAAATAGAAAGGGCCAGAGCTGTTTAATTCTACGCTCTGACCTCTTGAGTTTGTATATGTTAATTTTCCCATATCATCACCTTAACTAACAGTAAAAATTGCTTTCCTGAATAAAACTTCATCTTGTTGTCTTTGCTCTGCCGGGCTTGCCTTGGCAGGGCTATTATGAGTAAAATTGAAATTATTTGTTACTGAAGTCTTTGAATTATTTGTAACAGCGTTTTGTGTATTTGAAGATGGTTTATTATTTTCTCCTACTGCTACATCCGCCATTTGCATAACACTTAAAGCACTGTCCCTTGCGGAACTAATTTCAGCAGTTATACTTGAAATCATATTTTTTATATTATCTATTGCCGGCTTAAATCCTTCAGCAAGTCTATCACCCAATGTTTGCCCAGCTGCCTTATACTGATCTCCATAGGAATTCAATAAGGCTACAATTTCATCCTGGTTATTTTGCATAATCATTTTTTCAGCTTCAGCATTTAAGTTTGCATCTGAAAGCTTTTTATCATAAAAATTCTTTAAGTCTGAAAGCCCTTTTTGTAAATAAGTCTTTTGTGTATTATAAATATTTTCAATGTCCTGCTTTTGCTTATCTGCATCAGCCTTTATAGTATCCATTTGTTTTTTTAGGGAATCTTTCTTATCTTCAATAGCTTGTTGCTGTAATTTTTTATTATAATCTGCAGTAGCCTGATCTAATTGTTTTTGAATTTCTGCTTTATTATAATCATTATGTTCATATGCAAGGCTGCTTTTAAGTTTATTAATATTATTTAAATCATTTTGATTGCTTTCTGCTCTGTCCTGCATTTTCTGTTGCTTATCCAATGCATCACTTTCAGCCTGCAAAGCTACTATCCTTGCATTAGCAACATCATCTATTGCTTTTTCACTTGCATCTTTCCACTTATCTAAATTGTCCAATTCCTCATTTAAGGAATCCTCCTGAGCCTTTTCTTCATCGGAGTATTTTTTCTTTAGTGCCTCTAATATTTGGTTACTTAATTCATTTACACTTTCAACGAAGCTTTTTCTATCCTCTAATTCCTGCGATAAGGCTTCTTTAGACATTTTACCAATACGTTGGATTTCTTCAATTTCCTTATCAGCCTGGTCTTTCCGGAGTTGAATTTCATCTTTTATAGTTTTCTTTTTTTCATTATACTCATCCTGAATAGCATATCTAGAACTACCTTTTACTCCTCTAAGGGCAACGGATTCCTCATTGCTAAGATTAGAAAGTTCATTATTTAAATCTTTTATATTCTTAGTAGATTCATCTTTTATACTTTTAATTTTTTCAGATACTAAATCAGCTACCTTTTTTGCAGCTTGTGTTGGATCATCAGTATTATTAAATGCATCAGTCAGTGATTGCATAAAGTCAACATCATTAATACCTTCTGCTATACCAAGACTAATATTTTTACCAATTTCATCACGAAAAACCCTTGACGGAGAATGTATTCCAAGTAATGCCTTTACTCCATTAAGGGCATCCCCGGCTATAGCTTTTAAAGTATTTAAAATTCCACCGCCAGCAGCTTTTAATCCGGCGATAATACCATCTATGATATTACCTCCGAGTTCACCCCAATTAACAGCTTTTAAACCGTTCCATATAGCTTGCACTATTTGAGGAAGTGATGCAACTAATTGTGGAATTGCCTTAGATAAGCCCTGTATAATAGCAACAAGAATTTGTATTCCTGCTTGAATTAATAATGGTGCATTTTGAGCCAATATCTTTATTATTTCAGTTACAACTTTAATAATAACATCAACAATTTGAGTTATATTATTGCTTATGCCTTGAACTAAAGATACAATTATTTTTACTCCTGCCATTACAATAGTAGGTAAATTATCCACTATTGCAGTTAAAATGATTTGAATGAGCTGTACTATTTCTGGGATTAATATAGGTAAATTCTGATCTATTCCATTTACAAGAGCATTAATTATTTGAGTAGCTGCTTTTAATAGTGTAGGTAAATTTGTAATTATAGCTTGTATAAGATTGCTTAGTAGCGCTGTACCAGCAGACATAAGTAATGGTATTTTTCCAAGAATACCATCAGTGAAACTTTGTATCATAGCTGGGCCTTTTTTAATTATCATATCAAAAAAACTATTTAACTGGCCCCCAAATTGAGTTTGTGCTACTCCAAGGCCTAATAATAATACCCCTATAAGCGCTGCAGGAGCTATTATTTTTAAGCTTGACCCAACCAATAACTGTAATCCCGAAAATATTTTACTTCCCAAATCGCCGAAAACAGCACTAATTTTTGGGGCCTCAGCACCAATTGTTTTTGAAATGGTTCCAAAAATATTCTTCACACTTTGAGGTATTATTCCAGATGCCTTAGATACTCCTCCAGAAATTTTACTGCTTATACCGTCAATAACAGGACTAATATTACTGCCATACCTTATTTTTTGTGTCATCCACTCGAAGTTACTTCCTAGTTCTTTGATTTTAGGACTAAGTTTTTCGAAAACTGACATACTGCTAAGTTTTGTGATTGCTTCATTTGCTGTACTTCCAAGCCCTTTAAAACTGACAACTCCAACTTTACTGAGTTTACTAATACCTTCTATACTTTTACCAATGCCATTTTCAAACTTGCCTGTTGCTTCTGTCAATTTACCAAAAACAAGTATGCCAGGACCTAATGCAGCTAATGCGCCACCTATTCCAGCTAAATTTTGTATTTTTTCTGGAGTAAGTTTATTTATGGCATTTGCAATATTATTAATGGCTGTTCCAAGTATACTACTCTGATTTTCTCCCTGCAGAGCTTTATTTAATGCTACAAGATAATCATTGAGCCCCTTAGTACTTTGCATTACTGAGGGTAAAAATTTACTTCCCAAAGTAGTAGCTATTGTTTCAAGATTTAATTTTGCTACTCTGCCTTGATTTGCAAAACTATCATTAAGAGTCCTAGCAAAATCTCCTTGGGCATCCTTTGTAACAGATAATAAGTAATTATATCTAAGTATTGTCTGTTCAGATTGGGACATCTCTTTATATGGCTTCTTAATTCCTTCTGACAATGCATATGCCTCAAGGTTAGCAACATCCATATTTATGCCGAGTTGTTTCAAGGGCATTGTTTCCCCGGATATACCAGCTCTAATCTTTTCCCACATATCAGAAGTCCCTATATTGTAGAAAGAGCTCATATCACCTGTTAATTGCACCAACATCTTAGACATATCTCCAGCTTTTTGCTCAGTTACTCCAGATGACTTTAGCATAGCTCCCATGAATCCTACCCACTGGCTGCTAGCTGTTTTACTTATACCTGCACTATTGGCTGTTGTATTCGTCCATTCCTCAATTGCTTTAGAAGATTTTTTAAATGTATTTTCTATTACATTCTGTGCTTCATTTAAATCACTTGCTTTTTCTGCAAGTTTTACCATGCCCGCACCTGCAGCAGCAAGAGGAAGGGTAATATGTGTTACTAGGCTTTTACCAACTTTAATTAATCCTTCACCAAACTTTATCATATTTTCACCTAGATTGGATAGTTTAGAATCTGTCTCCTGAGCTTTTTCGGTAATATTTTTAAGCTTGTCTTCTACTCCATTATCATTAAGAATTACTCTACCAAAAACACTAAATAGTTCCACAATTTTCCCCTCCTTTCTTCCAGGCTGCTATAATCTTTTCAGATTGTGCGAATATCTCTTCTTTTGTTTTTGTTGTATATAAATTTTGTTCATTGCAGGAAGGTGCTTTTAATAATCCTTTTTTATAGTCTTTAAACCCAATAAAGGTTTTACCATCCATTCTTGCATAATCAACCAACCAGCGCTGCCATAATTTATTCTCAACATCTTGACTATTTGCTTCAATCAATAACTTAGTTATTGTTTTTAATTTTATCTTTGTATAGAAATTAATTCCATAATAGCTATGAAGCAGATAAAGTGTTCTTGAGTAACCTATTCCATAGCTTGCTTTAAAAAATCCGTAGTTTCTTTATCCTCAAATATCTCTTTTAAGGTATTTATGGTTAATAAAAAACTTTGAGCCTTAACCTCCTCAATTGGTTTTTCTTCAAATATAGATACAATTTCAAAAACTTCTTCTTTTACTTTTCCTGAATTTTTTAAAATATATTTGAATACATCTATTCCTAAATCCTTAGCATTTATATTTTTTTTATTTTCTTTTGTTATTTTTTTTCTATATCCATCTAAGTCTAATTTGTCGTATAAATCTGTTACCATAGGCAACATATCAAAAACTTTTTCAGTAGAAACCATATTATTTGCCTCCTAAATATAAAAAGCACCCTGTTAAGAGTGCTCTAAATTAAATATTTGCCACGCTTGTAGTTGCAATATTTTCCAATACCACACCACTAGCAGACTGTACTTGCTTGATTGTATCAACAGGTTTAGTGTATGCCACTGTAACCGCCTGTCCAACTGTTGGTGCCGTTGTAAGTGTGAGCTCAATTGTCTTTGTATCAGTTCCTATTGTAGCAATTGTAATTACATCACTTAATCCTGCAACAGTAACCACAAACCCATCGAATGGAATTGTAGCAGCTACTGTATCACTCATTGTTAGTACTACCTTGCCAGCGCTAACTGCAGCACTAACCAAATTAAATGCCACCATATCAACGAGTTTTGGATAGTAAATTTTATATGGAAGCTGCTTTGGTGTTGTTGGATCTGCGTGAGCTGTAAAGGTAACATCCAAAGTATTATCTTTGCTATCCTCAGCTTTTAATTGTAAGCCATCAAGGCATAAAGCATTTTCGATTAAAATTATGATAGGTTTGCCACTTCCGGAAATAGTTCCAACCCAGGCAATATTCTTTATATAATCACTGTCTTCAATTACAGTTTTTCCAGTTAAAATATCATAATTTGAATCAGACGTAGTATCCACATCTGCAATTAAAGTATTTTTTAGGACTTCCTCAGTTATTTCAAGGAATTTGCACTTTAATGTGGTTGTTATATCGTCAATAACTTCTAATCCCTTTGCATTAGCAGCCTTAACTCCATCAACTTTTATCTGTCTTATTTTTGCCTTTGCATCAAATTCATTTCCTCCGGAAGTTGCGCCTATAATTGCCTGATCAGGTAAACCAAAATTTTTATATAGTGCGCCTGCATCCAAGAGCAAATGATTCATGGTTTTCTCATTAAAACCTGTAGTCGTCACATTACTTGTATCTATTGGCATTTATATCATTCCTTTCTATAAATCTTTATAATATATCGTAATTGCCTCCTCCTGATTTCGGAATCAGGATCCGGAATATTTAACTTATATGGTGTGTTCCTAAAAATCTGAACACAGAAATCGCTTGTAGTTTCATTTAGTCTCTTATAAATTTTATCAATACTGTCTGCTATACTTTCAACCTGTACTTTTGAATGATTCTTATCCCAAATATCAATTTCAAACAAATTCAATTCGCTCCAACCATTAGGTAATGTGTTGGGGAACTTAATTTGTATCCTTGGGTATGGGGCATCACTCGGAATATAATCTGTATATGGTTTTGGTCCAACATCTTTCATTTTTTCAATTACATAATCATATAAATCTACCAATTAATCACCCCATTTTAACTTTGAGAGCCTGTCCTGTTATATCTCCAATTTTTTTTGCATTGTCCATTATTGCAGGCTCAATAAAAGGTTGTGCTTTCTGTTTGCTTGAGCCTTTTTCAACATATACCGCATATGGAGCCTCACTAGTAGTTCCAATATCAACTTCATTTTCATTAAGTATGTCAAATGTTGTGCTTCTTCTCATATTTCCAGTAAGTACTGTTGCTCTTAATTGGGCCTCAGCAGTCCCCAAGATACCAATATTATTTAATGCCTCTTTTTTAGCTTCCTTATATGAATCTAGAACATTATTTAAATTTGATTTAAACGCCATAGCACATCACTTCCATGTAGTTATCCCAAGGGATGATTTTTCGTATTTCATAGCTTATATCCCCATCTTTTAAAATTAACGTTTTCTTATCTTTTTCAGCTAAGTCAACTATATTTATATCCAGGTCCATGAAAACACGCTTTGTGACTTCAATATTAAACCCATAATCCTTTTGCAATTTTTCTGTGCTATATGGCTGCATATCACAGTTAATATTTGTTTTCACTTCCTGAAGTACTTCTTGAGGATCTCCGTGTGAATCTGGGATACTAACTGTTTGGTATATTTCTAAACCATATTTATTACAATACATAAAATCACCCCATCATACGAGCAAATGGTGGTGGCAAAAGAGCTTTAACATCTTCATTTAATCCACTGTCATAAGTTCCCTGCCTGCCGCCTTGAGTGAATTGTTTAATTCCCTCATTGCCTTTCTTAGTTAAACATTCAGTCACATATTCAATAACCGCATCAGGATAATTGGTTTCAATATCAACAGTATCATCAATATTTAAATAATTTCTTATAGCTGTATCAGCACGTCGAATATAAATATTTAAAATACTTTCATTCATATTTGTGAGTATTTTTAAATCATCTAAAACAGCCATTATTTTTCACCTTCGACCTCAGTCTCTATTTTTTTTAATTCGGCTATAAGAACATCTTTCTTCATGTTAGAGTAACCGTCCATATTCTTATTCTTTGCAATTTGTTTCAAGTCATTTAATGTCAAATTGTCATAATCAATGAATTCCGTTGTTTTTTTATCCTGTTCTCTGCGTCTAAGATTAAAACCTGCTAATCCCATATAAAAATACCTCCCTGTAAAAAAAATAGCTTAAGAAATATTCCTAAGCTATTTTATGTTTAAATTCTACAATTCTTATTGCTTTGTTCTCATATACTCTTTCCCAATTTGTAGCTGTTGATAATTCAGTGTTTGTTGGTGAAGCGCCTACTACACTTGCACTTGTGAATTTTATTCCTCTTGGGTGCAAAATAAAGTGCTTTCTATTAATCAGAATATCATTACCAGCCAAAGTGTCTCTATCTGTTTCTGTTGGCACCGGTGCATTGCCATTACCTAACCCAACAGCGCCTTGTCCAAACAAGTAAGTTGTATATACTCCAGCATCTACAGGGCAGCCATCATCTTCTATAATTGTTTTTCCCATGTATGTTTTAAGGACTACATTTCCCTGGCTATCTCTTATAGTTTGAATTAGATCTTGTTTTGCTAAATATGCAACTACAGCTGAGTGCATTCCAACTGCAGTAAGTTTTTCTTTTGCATCTCCTAATTTTTGTGATGCATCTATAAAGGTTGATGCGCCTATTAATTCTGCGCCACTAGCCAATGCAGATATATCTGAAACATTTCCGGCCATGCTAGCAGCCCCAAAAGCACCCTTTAAAATAGAAATTAAAGTTTTCTGCATCTGTCTAGCCCAATATCCAGCAACTAAGTCTCCTATGGCAGCCATTGGATCCGCACCAGAAAGAGCTTTAGCTAAGTCATTTACACTCCACGCTTTACCTCTCATTAAAAGTACTGCTTGGTCTTGTCCTGCTGAAATTTTTTCAGGTGTTAATGCCCCACTGTCTGAGAGTACTTCATCATCACCACTTAAATCATTAAAGTATGGCATGTTTAAAATTTTGCCGCCGCTTGCAGCAAGTGCATCTAATTCTGGATCATTTGAAATTATGCCACTATTATAAAGTGCTGAAAGCTCCATTGTTTTTTGTGTTACATAAGGATTAAATACCTCAGGTACGATTATATCTGATATTTGTGTTGTTGGCATTTTATATCATTTCCTTTCTATTTGGCTTCTGCCATATATTTTTTTGCAAGTTCTGGGTTTTCTCTTAAAATTTTACCTTGCATTGTTAAGTTATAATGATCTTTACTCCAAGGATTTTCTGTTAAATGTGCCCCACCCCCAGCTGGTGGAACATAAGTATTGTCTTTTAATATTTCTTTTTTAATTGATTCATCATGGGTTGTAAAAATTTGAGCCAATTTCTCTAAATTTGCTGTAGTTGCAGCTTCATCATTACCAACAATAAAATCAATTAATTCTACTGGTAGTTTTTTTTCAGTCGCGAACTTTAAAGCCTTATTAGTTAAGTCTTTCTTTAAAGTATCTTTTTCCATTTGCTGAATTTTTCTTTCCATTTCAGCAAGTTTTGTATCCTTAGGATCAGCTTCTGGATGTTGTTTTTTATATTCTTCATCCACAAGCTTTTGAAGGTTATTAGTTTTATAAGTTTCAATTCCTTTTTGAAGATGTTTATCTTTTTCACTATCCATAAAACTTTTAAAAGCAGCATCTGTTGATACTTTGTTTTTAAAAGCATCAAGGGTTAAACCACTATTTGTAAGTGCCTTACCTAATTCACTTTTAGATATTGCTTCATCAATGTTGTCATCGTCTTTTGCAGATTTTAATAACTCTGCTAATTCTTTTTTTAACATAATATTTATACCTCCTATGTCCTCTTAACCCATTACAGGACTAAGAACACATTTATTTTTTTATAAAATAAAAAGCCTTATTTCTAAGGCTTTAATTGTAGGCATAATAAAAGCACCAACTATTTTTATTCAGTAAGTGCTTTTAAATAATCCCTAATTTTTTTAATTCTTTTTCAATTTTTTCTTCTTCCTCTGATGTTAACTCAACTTCCTCTGGTGGATACATATCATCAATTAATAAATCTTTTCTATCATCTTTGCCATTTACTTTATTACTCATAATTTACCTTCTTTCATATCCTAGTCCATATAACTTGGAAATTACTTCAATAGCTTTTTCCATAGCTGTATCATCGGAAAATCCATATTTCTTAATTTTAGTATATCGCATCTTATATTCACTTTCAATATTTATTGCCAATTTCTTGCTACTAATTGTGTATACCGTTCCATCATGCCCTATAGCTAACATTTTCCTAACTGATTTACTGTTAAACAATGTTTTTAAATCACTATTAGAAAAAGTACTACTATGCGGATGATTGTGTATTATAGCATAATTTGAGCCTTCCCTAGATAATATTTCAGCTAATTTTCCAGTTCTTTTTATACCCATTTCGGTATCTTGAGTTGTATAAGTTATTGTTTTGCCTGAATTTAAATCCAAAACATAAAGATCTTCGTATTTTGATCCATCCCTATGTCTTAAAATTCTTGTAGCTGTCTTATATATCTCATTGTCTACATTATCATTACTACCTATACCAGCAAACTTATTTTTATATTTTTTTACTTCTATAATATCCCATTTAACTTTAGAGTCAAAATCTTTACCTGATTTTTCATTTAAAACATTATCATCTATATTTTTTTGCTTTGCCCATTGGTCATAAGTTTTATAATCAATTATATCCTTACTCTCATTATCTTTACGTTGTGTAGGTCGCCAATCAGCAAAAGGTACACTAATAAGTACACATCTACAATTAGGGTGTAATGGTGGCTCCGGGTGTTCTTCATCTATTGCCCACATCCTACCATCAAGTGAAGCATCTTCAGGAGCAGTTTTCATATCCAAAGTTGCACTCCACATAACCTCTTTAACCCCTGTATTTTTTGCAATATCCAAACTAGCTTGTGTCTGTACTCTTGCCATTTCAGTTCTTACTAGCCTTTGACTTTCATAAGCCTGGACATTAAATGTATTTTTAATGTCTCTAGCAATCTTATCAACTGTTGTATTACCTTTCATTGAATCTTCTATAGATTTTTTAAGTTTATCTATCATATCAGCTTTATTCTTCCATATTCTATCACTAAATAACTCACCCTTAAATTTTGTGTTTACCGCAGCATCTACAAATTCCTTTTTAAGCAAATCGAATTTAAGATTAATATCCATACCTTCATCCATTACAAAAGCATTTTTATAATATGTGTCTTCATACACTTTATTTAATATACCTGTAACTTTATTAACCTCCGCGGTTCCTAAATCCTTACCTATAGATTTCAGTTTGCTATTTATTTCAGCCATAACCTTTGATTTTAAAGAACCATTTATTTTTAGCAAACCATCTGTAGAATATTTTAAGAATAATAGACTTATTATAGTATGGAGTTTATCAAGCTCGGATTTTTGCTGTTTATATACATCTTTCATTTTATCATCTGTATAATTCTCGCCATCAATCTTAATTTGTTCAATTTGTTTCTGATATTGTGGGTTAATCTTATTCATTAGCACCACCGCCATTTAATAAATCTGCACCTATGCTATTAGCTTTCTGATCATTCTTTATTTTTTCAATCTCATTAGTTGGGTTATCAACAAAACTTAATAAGCTTAATCCAGTTTCAATACTCAATTTGTCTCCAAGTTGTGCAATTATCTGTGCTGAATTTAAATCATCCTGTGGGATATTAGGTGTAAACTTAGCTTTTATATCCCTATAATCATAATCTATATTTTTAAGCCATTTTAGAAATACAAAAAGCATTTTTAATCTAACCATAACACAGTCGTCGATAGCTTTTTGATTAAGTTTGCATTTTTCCTCTAAAGATATAAGCCTGCTTCTAAGAGCAACACCGCTTAAATTACTTTGCATTTTCTCATTATGGTTTATATGGCTGGTAAGTTGGTACATCTTATCTTCTTGTGTAGTCAAAGTATTTTGGATAAATTGATCATTTATATTCTTTATAAGCCATGCAGCTTTACCATCAGCAGTTGGAATTTGTATTATGCCTTTTTCTTTCATTGTCGGAATATCATTTTCATCTATCTTAAAACCACTAATAGCTAAATAAGCATTACGAAAATCACTAATTTCATTGCTTATATCACTTAAATTAGTTTCATAAGCATCTTGAAGTCCCTTAATGTCTTTGTAGATTGTATCATCTTCAAGTTCTTCGCTAACTTGTGCTAATCCAACCGGAACAGCTTTAAAAATATGAGGGGTCGGATTATCCAACTCTGCAAAATCATCATTGTAATGATAGATGAAGTTGTTGTCATAAACATCAATATAAGTAGTGCTACTATCAAATTTTTTAGTAAAAATATGCATAAAAAAAAGAATATTGCCAAAATCATCTGTATAGGCATATCCATTTCTTGGAGTTATTATTCTACTTGAAAACTGGTTTTCTTTATCAATGTAATATAATTCAAAGGCATATCCATAAGTAAGCATCCATTTTGCAATATCTCCATCATGCTTTTTACTCCAATGACCTAAATAATAATTAATATCTTTAATTATGTTTTCATTACTGGATTTACTTATATAAGTTATATCATTTCCTACTGAGTAACTAACTTCCTCTTTTATAAATTTTTTTATGAAATTACATGGTGTTTTGTTATTGGATCTCTCAGTAATCATTTTGTAATTTTCCATAGCTGAGGTATTGCCTTTATAATATTCATACATATTTTCATATAGAGGGCTCTTAGCTGAAAATTCTCCAAAACATAGTTTCAATAGTTCTATATCTGGCACAAAACCACCTCCTATATCCCTAATTTTCTTCTATCAACAAAAGTTGCATATTGAATTACTTCTATATTTTCAATTCTATTTGCAAATTCAGAAGTAATATCTGGAGCATCGTCATGTTCAGTAAATTTCTGTCCCGCAAATTCCTTAATTTGATTTGTAAATTCAACATCCTCTTCAGCAAAAATAATTTGTCCTTTGTTCATAGCTGGAATAATTGTACTGATTTTATCGTCCTTATTTTTACGCTGCTGTTCATTAATAATAATTATGTTTCTAAACCTAAGAGCATCATCTTTATTGATTTTTAGCTCTAATTGGTTTGCGTCAGCGCCATTGAAAGTATTTTTTTCAATATACACATGAGTTATGTCCAAATACTCTTTTAATAATTCAATCATATGGTCCACATATTTATCGAAGTCAGTACGAGCATTAATTTTAGCAAGTTCAGCTTTGCGGGCATATTTCAAATTATTATCTGCTTGGGAACCAACTAAATAAGCTGAGTAATCTGATTTTTTACCATCAGTTGATGAAGGATCCACAAGTAACATTGTTTTTATGAAGGAATGTGTCTCAATCTCTTCTTTTCTTTTTTCTGTAGCAACAGTTTTAAACCACTTTTCACCAATACTATTTACATCACCTTGAACCTCCTGCTTAAAACTTGCAGGGTTTTCATAATAGCTCATGGCCATATCCAAACAGTCCCAAAATTCTTTCCATAATAATGGGTATTGCATATCTTTTTCATGCTTCCAATAAAATTCTTTAGCATCTTCTAAATGATTTATATTTTTAAAATCAAATAAAATAGTTTTAAACTGTTTCCATAAACCATTTTGGAAATAATGGTCCAGGCCATTAACCTTTTTACCTTTTTCATCTATAAAATCATCAATTAAAACGCCTTTTTCAAGTTTAAATTTCCAAGTCGGTTGTTTAATCAATCGAGAATAGAAACAATCTTTATGTTGTAAAGTACCAAGGGCAATAATTACAGTTCCTTGTTTTACTGTTTTTCCATATCTTATTACTGCCTTTTGTACTGCATATTTAACATCATCAGAATACCTCTTCCACTTTTTTTCTCTTGCATCCTCAGTTCTTACATCATCCTCGGATTGATAATCATCCAGGATAATTAAATCCGGTCTGCAGTTATCATACTTACGACCACGCATAGGGGAGCTAGAGGAAATAGCTTCAATAAAAGTTTTGTTTGTAAATTCTAGCTGGGTTGAATTACAAATATATTTTTTATCTCTATCATCCAGGAGTTTGCCAAAGGCATTTTCAATATATTTGTTTTCAAGAAAAGTATTTTTTATGTCTTTAATAAACTTTTCAGCAGTTGAACCAATGTCGGAACATATCAAAGTATATTTTTTTAATTCATAACAATGACACCATATAGTTGTTGCAAAAGTTCCAAAGACTGATTTTCCAGTACCACGTGGAAGTATTCTGCCTATCTGATTATTGCCATGGCCCTCAATAGCTTCTTGTATGTCCTCCCAAATTTCTCTATGAACATTAGCAATAGGAGCAGCAACATTATTTTCTTTTGGTAAAAATGTATCCTGAAGAAAATACATACAGAAAAACTCTAATGATCTTTTGCCTAATGACCAAGCCAATCCATGAAAATCAAATAAATGACTTGAATATTTATGTACTAACTCTTTTGCTTTATCCTGGCCATATTCTTTTTTTAGATATTTATATAATAATTGCCTATTCTGCTTTTCTTCATCATGCATTTTGTCACCTTCAAATTTAAATTTTTAAAGGTGCCTGTCTAATTTTCACCAAGCACCTTATAGGAGGAAATTTATCGGAGCGCCTTCACTGGCAACCCGAGGTTGAAAAATTATTGTGAAAAATATGAGGCCCAATTCCGGGGTTTTGCGCAATTTCCAAATTAGAAGCATACCCCTATTTTACAACTTCGCTAAATCTAAATTTCACGAACTTGTTATATCTACAGCAAACGGCATGGTTAAGCCATTCATTACTCTTCTTTGCTATCAACTTCGTTAAACTCTTGTTCTAATATATCATCATTGACCTTATTCGTATCATTCTCATTTACATTTGTTTCTACTTTAGTAGTAGTCTTACCAAGCACTCTATCTATTAAATATGTGTTGGCATCTAGCTTCACCTTCTCAGACTTTGATTTAGCTGCAATCTTCTTAATTCTTTCGACTGAACTGTTTAATTCAGCCAATAGAATAGCATTCCCTTTAGTTACAATCTCCTGCCTTCGTCTGTCAAGTTCAGCCTTAAATTCCTCATTATCGAGCCAATCATATATAGCTTGCCTACTCTTTCCGACTAACTTTGCAACATCAGTAACTCCCTCACCTTTTAATAAATAAGTAATTGCTTGTTCTTTGATTTCATCTAGCACTAACTACCACCTCCATCCCATTTACAACTTTACATAAAAATAAGCACCTAGAATTAACTAAGTGCTTTCTTTATAAATTTCTATGATACTATCTTAACATGAACTATATAATATTTAGCTAAGCTTTTTCTAAGTTTTTCCTTAGACAAATATTAGATTTATAAGTCTATTAATTACTTTACTTTTATATTGAATACAATATACTTCATTCATACATACTCTTTGGCATATTACTTTAAACTGAAGCTTATCAAAATATCTTAATTTAATTAATTTCATTTCATCTTCAGTAAGTGTTTCAAGCGCATTGTCTATTTTTTTAATTTGAACTTCTAATTTATGTTTTTTCTTTTCCAGTTCTCCAGGCTTATATGTTCTAATAACCATTTCATTTTCTACTGAACTATTAAATTTATTTGTAGGCGCTGATTTTTCTTCATATGAAATTGAGCTGCATCCATTGTATTCATTTTCTAACTCTAATATTTCTAAATCTATGTTTTTAATTTCTGCATGCATTGCTTTATAGTTATACAACATTGCTTCAACTGCTTTATAATAATTTATAATAATCACCTCATTTATACTATTTTTAGCATAAAAGCACCTCTTTTTGATTAAAATATACCTTCATTTTGCTAACTTTTTAAAATGCAATTTTACTATAATAAGTATTACTTACAATTTATGTTTGCATTTTGTAATAATTTTACTTATTTCTATTTTCTAATTCATCAATTTTTCTTTGAAAATCACTCTTTTTTACACTTAATTTTGCTAATTCAGTGTATTTTTTATCTAAAATAGCCTGCATTTCTTCATTTTCTATTTTTTCTATATATTGTTTGTAAAGCCTTATGGATTCTATATTCATAGCATTTATTTACCTCCTACGGTTACATTTTAAGTTACATATAAAAGTAACCTCTTAACCATTGGTTTTCTAAGGCTTTAATACTTTTTTGACAGGTTACATTTTTGAAAATACACTATGCCTATGTATATATATTATTATTAATACATAGAATGGCTTTCATATTATATATATATATTTATTTTAATGTAACTTTGTAACTATATATATATAAAGCCTTGAAAACACTGGGTTTACTCTGGTTACACTTTGGTTACATTTTTATTTTTACAATTTTAACAAATTGCCCTTAAAGCCTTGATAAATCTAGCCAAACGTGGTTACATTGTTGGTTACATTTTTTATTTGAATGGAATTATCTTGGGCTCTAGTTCAGTAACATCCTCTAATTCCTGTGAAACAATAGAATTTACATTTAATTTCCTAAGATTATCTTTGTTGTAAGTATCAAATCTTACGGTTTTATTACCAATTTTTATAACCTTATTTGATGTTCCCTCTAAATACCCTGACTTCATTGCTTGCTTTTTAAAATCTCTTAATCCCAATGGAGTAATATCAGCCCCAACTTTATTTACATGCTCATGAATTTGGTTTATCATTTCAGATGTTTTAATAAATACTCCATCACCTCTATACCTAACTACATCATCAGAGTTATATGCTCTTCCATCTTCTATCATTTGATTATATAGAACTAGCATTTGTTCAACTACTGAATTAGCTTCATGGCCTCCATCCAACACTTCATTTTTAATATTTTGTATTACATGATCCATGTATCCGGTAATCACTTTTATTCCTTTATTTTTAAACAGTATATTGAGAATTTCAATTCCCATTCCTATGTTGACAGCGGTATTAAGAGACCTATCATTTAAATCTTGAATATTTTCTTTAACTTTATTTCTCATTTGAGAATATTTATCTGTTGATAAATTTAGTATTACATAAATTAAATCTTTACCTAGCTTATTTAATAATTTTTCATTTTTAATGAGCCAATTCATTTCAATGCTGCTTTCTTTTGTTCTTTCATTCTTTGATGTATAAATAATACAACTTCTGTCTATTAGGGGTTTCTCATTATTGTAATAACTTTCTTCTCCTGCAATAATTACCGGTCTACCCAGGTAGAAATTCTTAGATTTAAAAGATTTATCACCTCTTGATACAGTGGAATCATCATATAAATTTCTTAAAATTTCACTTATTTTGGATATCTTATATCTGTCCCACCTTGAAGGCTTATGTTCTTCATAAATCATTGAATAGTTTCCATCTGATAGATCCTTAATCAAGCTAAAATTTGTGGCCAATCCAAGTGATTTAATTTCTTTTGATGGATAATTAAGTATAGGAGCTATTACATTTTCTAATATTGTACTTTTGCCACTTCCTGCTTCACCTACTATCATTAAATGATGTAACTTATTTTTAGATGCTTTACATTGAGCCACTGCCATGTTATTAATAATG